GTGTAAAATGAATATTCCTAGTGGTTTTACAAAGTGGGTGTGGACAGAAGATAAGCCATACCCTGAAACTTTAGATACAAAAGTGGCTGTAATGTTTAGAGATGGGTACATTACAAGTCGCATACCTGACCAAGTGGGTTGGTGGTGGAGTGAGACTGAGGAATGGAATAATTGGTTTACAACAGGTGATGCCTCAGACATAGTAGCTTATAAGGTGGTAAATTAAAATGGTAGTATTACAAGTGTTGTTTTTATTTTGTGGTGCATTAAGCGTCTACTTCTTATCTGTTGATACAGTGGGCATGGTAAAGAACCCAAGCGTTGATACAATGAAAGACATTGTATTCAGTTTAGTTGTGTTAGCCTTTAGTATGGTTGTTACGGGCTTCTTACAGCTTAATACAGAGGTCACAGGGATGTTATGAATACACAATTTGAATCATGCCCTAGCTGTGGGAAAGACGGCCTTAAACGCAGCCATTCAAGCCTTTATGAGCTTAATGGGTGGTTACACATCTGCAAGACAGAGCCATTGCGCTCAAATATAACTTGGAACAAACATGACAGTAAAATTCTTAAAGATGACGAGCTTCAAGGCGATGAGTGGCCTGTGGGTAGCTACTCTGACAGAGACGACTACGTTTCTTGGGGTGAAGATTCGTACTAATAACATTATTGCTAGTGATGTAGTCTTGACAAGCAGTTGTGTTATACCGACAATAGATGAAACAACAGGGGTGGTGAGTGACTACCCTATCAACCGTAACGATGTGTTCTTTGCTATTAGAACACAATATAAAGTATTTTTAGTTGGAGAGAAGTGATGAGTGCAAGTAAATGGTCGAATTGGATTGAGAACACAACAGGTGAACAGCCCGAAGGTTTAGACGAAGATGTTAAGGTTAAGCTTCACTGGAGCGATGGTTACACCACTAAAAGCACTGTTGGTGCAGCCTGTTGGTATTTTAGCGAGAGTGTTAATATCACACATTACAAAGTTAAAAAGAATAAATGGACAAAGAATACAGGAGTCATTCCTGTTGATATTGGTGTTAAGGTGAAGGTTAAGTTGCGAGATGGCACTAAACTTTTATCAAGGGCTTCTGAAGATTTTCGTTGGAATTTGATTGGTTGGGATACGGATATTATCAAGTGGCGAGTAGTTGAATAGTGGGATATGAGGGGCTATTAAGTTAGCCCATTTAATTTAATAATTTAATTAAAGAAAGAGAGAAGTATATGGCACTTTTTAAGTTCAAGTCACAATGTCCTAAATGTGTTGAGAAAGGTGGTGACAAGTCAAAAGATAATTTAGCAAACTATAGTGACGGGGGGGAACATTGTTTCTCCTGTGGCTATCATGTACATGGTGATGAAAGTTATATACCCAGTGAGGAAGAAGATATGCTTGATGACATTAAAGAAATGAGTGTTGAAAGTAAGGAACGTATCAAACAAGGTACAACACACAAACTAACATGGCGTGGAATTAAACCTGAAACTAACAAGTTTTTTGGTGTTGTCTACGAGTGTTCTCAAGAGACAGGGTTACCCATAAAGCAGTTCGTTCCTACCACTATTGATGGTGGCCATGTTGGTTATAAGACAAGGGTGATGCCTAAAGACTTCTCTCACCCTGTAGGTGAGGTAGGTCAGAAGTGTGATTTGATTGGTAGCTTTAGATTTGTGAATGGTGGGAAGTATGTAGTGTTATGCGCGGGAGAGGTGGACTTTCTATCAGCTTTTCAGATGTTAAGGGATTATCAAGTTAGTAAGGGTAATGGAGAGAAGTATGATAGTGTTGCTTGTGTTACGCCAACTGTAGGTGAAAGTGGTTGTGGTAAACAAATTCAAGGTAATTACAAGTTTCTTGACAGTTTTGAGCGTATCGTTGTATGCTTTGATTCAGATGCAGCAGGTAAGGAAGCAGTAGAGAAGATTACTCCTTTATTGCCTCGCGGCAAAGTCTATATAATGACACCACGATACAAAGATGCCAATGAATATTTAACCAAAGGTAAAGAGCGTGAGTTCGTTACAGACTTCTACAACGCTAAGAAGCACACGCCTGCGGGTATTGTGGCAAGCACAGAGATTTACAAAGAAGTTGTTCAGCGTTCATTACTAGAGCGTTTACCATTCCCGCCATTCCTTGAGAAGCTTAACAAGATGCTTTCTGGTGGTATCACTTATGGGTTTATTGTTAACATTCTTGCGGGGTCAGGGTCAGGGAAGAGCTGTTTGATTAATCAATGTGTTACGTTTTGGGCTAAAGGTTGCAACATCTTAACGGGTGTAGTATCCCTTGAGGCTGACAGTGCTGCATACGGTGAAAATCTGTTATCTCAATATGCAGGTAAGAAGTTAGCTTTGATTAGTGATAAAGACGAGAAGCATACTGTTGTGACTAGCGAATACATGGAAACAAAAGCAAAAGAGTTATTTTGTTACGAGGACGGCAGCCCCAGAATGTATATCCTAGATGACAGGGGAGACTATACAGACCTACAAAGTAAAGTAGAGGAGCTGATTACATCGTTCGGTGTCAAGGTTATTGTGTTTGACGTTATTAGTGACGTGTTTGCTGGACTATCTATTGAAGAAGTGGATAAGCAAATGAAATGGCAAAAGAACATTGTCAAACAATACAATGTCATCTTAATAAATATATCACACACTCGCAAGTCAGGTGGTGGGCAGAAAGCTGCTAGTCAAGGTGCGTTCTTAACAGAGGAGGCTACTATCGGCAGTGGTACGCAATACCGTAGTGCTGGTATCAACATCTCTCTCCAGAGGGATAAGACCGCCGAGGATGACGTAGAGCGTAACACTACACAAGTGTATTTATTGAAGTCACGCGATACAGGTGTTACGGGCTTGGCTTGCGAGATTTTCTATGAGAATGAAACACACACTTTATATGATAAAGAGTATTATTTTAGTCACATTAAACAACCAACATTTTAGGGTACAGTATGGAAAAATATGGTAATCATAGACCTGTTACAATTAAAGTTGGTGACAGGTTCACTAACAACGATGGAGCAGAGGCAGAAGTAATAGAATACAAAAATGCTAAAGTGGTTGTTGTGAGGTTTATAGAGAGTGGACATATTGTTAGTGTACAAGCTCACCACTTGTTAAACGATAAAAGATTTAAAGACCACTACTTCCCTAAGAAAGATGGTGGTTGCCATATTGGGAAAGGAAGCCCAAGCTTACACGATGATGGCACTACTCATAAGATATACATATTGTGGGCAGCTATTATTAGACGCTGTTATAAGTGGTCTAAGGAGAAAGATGCTTGTTATGAGGGTTGTACTATAGCTGACGAGTGGAAATGTTATAGTGACTTCTATAATGATTGCATAAAGGATGAAAGACACACATACAAGGATTGGCAGTTAGATAAGGATTTACTTGTTAAAGGTAATAAAGTTTACTCAAAGGATACTTGTTGCTTTCTTCCGAGAGAGATTAATTCTTTCCTTCAAGGTGGCAAGTCTAAGACTAAAGGATTGCCTGTTGGAGTGTACCTTCGAGAGAATGGTAAGTGTTATAGGGTTATACTCGGTGTTAAGGGTAAGTTATTACATCTTGGTCAATACACATCGGTAAAAGAGGCAGCACAAGTGTATAAAAAAGCTAAAGAGAAACACCTTAAATCTCTGGCAGAACAATACAAAGACCAACTTGACCCAAGAGCTTACCAAGCATTACTAAACTACACAGTAGAGGTAACAGACTAATGAAAATAACAGAAGCATCACTTTGCTACAGATTCTATAGACACGAAGGGTGGACACGCAGTTTAGTGGCATCATTGTTACGAACAGACAACCTAGAAACACTACCAATCCACTACGTTAATGCTCGTTGGTTTGACAATGAGCTTGATAACAAAGTGAAGTGGGGTATAGGCTGGATAAATGATACAGAGGATGAGTATTTAGACTGTGACTACTATGCTGTTTATAATGGTAAGTGTAATTGGAATGATAAATTTAAAGAGTATGAAATGATACCATTTGGTAGGTTGTAAATCTAAGGCTAAGGTGTTATGCTTTAGCCTTATTTATTTGAGAGAGAAGAAAAATGAACGGCTGGTACTTTGACCTAGAGTCCGATGGATTCTACTTACAATCAAAAAAGATTTGGTATATCAAGTTTAAAACTCTTGATAACACTCGCTCAATGAGTGTTTATCCGTTTAAGGAAGATTGTAAAACTAAAATACTTGAATGGATAAACTCATTTGAAGATGGTGCTTTAGTTGTGCAGCATAATGGATTGGGTTTTGATACATGGATGCTGTGGAAGTTCTTTAATATTCAACCAAGAGTCGGTAAGAAGGGGAAAGATTGGCTAGGTACTAAGTACGTTCAGTTTATTGATACATTAGTTCTTTCTCAATATCTACAACCTGATTCTATATCACATTCGTTAGCTTACTTATCAAGTGGCAACGATAACGAAAAGATTGATTACAGAAAGCACCTGATTGAAACTGGTGCTATGCCTAAAGACTCACCTAAAGGTTTTGAGTTTAGTTTCTATAATGAGTATATGGACACATACTGTGATGCTGACGTTGATGCAGGTATTACGGTGTTCAATAAGTTGTGGCTAAAAGCCCAAGATATGTATGGCAAGGAGAATTGGATACACCCATCATTTAAGCAAATACAAAAGGATTACTTCCTATATGCAGCACAAGCATACACAGGTGTTAAGTTTAATGTAGAGAAAGCAAATAAGTTAGTAGAAAATGTAACCATTGAAATGGATAAGATTAAAAAGGAAGTTGATAGTGTATTACCAAATAGGGGGTTGAAAGAGTCTGAAAAATCTTTCTATAAAATTCCTACCAAACCATTTAAGGCTAATGGTGATTACTCTACTACATTTACAAATTGGCTATCTAAACACAATGCAAAAGTAGTTGATGGTAAGATTCACGCTTATGGTATTATGGCTGATATTAAAGCTAATGAAGTGTTAGATGTTAAGATACCGATGGAGATTGATGATAACTCAGAGCTTAAACAGTGGTTCATGGAGAATGGTTGGAGGCCAAGCGAGGAACATTGGAATCTAAAGAAAGGGGAAGATGGTAAGCCACTAAGAGTGAACGGCAAAGTGGTTAAGACAACACCGAAGATTATGGTTATGGGTAATATCTGCCCTAATTTACTAAGAATGGAAGCTGAGATACCTGCTAAGGTGGTTAAGTATTTATCATACCGTAATAGGCGTTCTGTTGTTGAGGGTTGGCTTAACAATTGGCGTATTGATTTTGATGGTAGACTTAGTGCTGAGATTAGTGGCTATACACCCACCTTTAGGGTACGTCACCGTACAGTAGTAAACTGTCCTAAAGCTGACCCTAAAGTGCTGCTTGGTGCTGAGATGAGGGATTTATTCTGTGTTGATGATGGGAATTGGTATATCGGAACAGATAGTGCAGCATTAGAGAATAGAACACTTGCAGCTTATACAATGAAGCATGATGGTGGAGCATTTGCTGAACTAATCCTAAGAGGTGATAGTCACAGTTTTAATGCCTTTGCTTTCTTCCCTGAGATAGCTGACAAATTTAGTATAGACACTGTTGGCTTGAAAGATTTACCTGAGTTTAAGCCTTACAGAAACAAAGCAAAAACGGGTGCATATTTGCTTGCCTACGGTGGTGGCGTAGCTAAATTAGCTAGTAGTTTAGGGTTATCTAGGCAAGCAGCACAAATAGCTTACGATAACTATTGGACAGCTAATTATGGTCTAGGTAAACTTAAAGAGGCAGCAGAGAAGTATTATGATACTGCTGGTAAGAAAAAGTATCTACCTGCTTGGGACGGTAGAATATTATCAATACGAGGTAAGAATGTATTGATTAACTGTCTAGGGCAATCTCTTGGGGCTATTTGTCAATCATTAGCAGCTTGCTTAATGGATGCTAAGTTAGGAAAGATGTACATTGATGATATGGGCAGACCCTACTACTTGTACAAAGGTAAGATGGTAAAAAGAGTAAGTCTTTTTCACGATGAGTATAGCTTTGAGGTGTTAGATGGTATTGAGGAGGATATTCGTGCAATGAGTGTTAAATGTATCATTGAAGCTGGTGAGTTCTTGAAGCTACCAATTGAACTAGATGGTGAAGGTAAGATGAGTAAGAATGGTAGCTGGAAAGATGTTCACTAAAACAATTGACAAAGGTATTATTTTAACGGATAATACCTAAACACAAACAGGAGAAACAAACATGGCAACTTTAGATATTCGCGTTATGTCAGAATTAACTGTAGACGAAATATTGTTTTACAAGAGTTCTGAGGTAAATGCTTTAAGCTGCATCAAAAAATACCCAAACAGAGATTGCAAGTCTGTAGTTTTCAAAAACTGTAAAGGGGATTCAGTAGGCTTTCTTGATATGGTTGAAATTGACAACTTAATCCTAGCTTTACAGAGGGCTAAAGAGCTGTGGGGAAACAAATAACCTACGTTACCTATTATGGGAAGCAGCAGCAGAGAAACATTGTGGAAACACAGAGGAAAAGATTAATAAAATAATCAATATAAATGTTTGACACAACATTAAAATGTGTTAAGATATATGAATATAAGCAGTTTGAACAACGAGCTGCTTATACAACGGCATAATGCCACAACAACGTAAGACAACGAGGAAATTAAATCATGGCTACTGAGATTCTAAACAACGCGACTTTCTTTTATACCTGTATTCAGACACCTACTAAAAAGTATGAGTCGAACGAGACAGAATGGAAAACATCTGCTGTTGTAGACAAGGCCACAGCAAAGGCTTGGAATAAACGCTTTGCTAAACAGAAAGCTAAAGAAGTGGATAACGAGGAGTTTGTAGCTAAATACAAATGTGAAGTACCATTCCCTGACCAAGAGGAACAGTACATCATTAAACTCTCTCAGAATACACACAACGCAGATGGCAAGGAAATGTATCAACCGAAAGTTTATCAAGACATTGGTAATAACAATGTTGTAGATATTACTAAGAAAAAGTTGGTAGGCAATGGTAGTAAAGGGAAGGCTGCTTATGGTGTGGTTGAGAATAAGTTTGGTACATTTGCTAAGTTAAATAGTATTTGTATTTTTGACTTGGTTGAATATGGTGAGAATACCAACCCTTTCGGTAATGTTGTTGAAGATGAGGCAGATGCAGAACAACGTCAGGCTTATAAGCCAAGTGAGGCTAAAGCTGCTAAACCTAAGCCTGCACCATTAGCAGAGGATTTAGATGAAGATGATTTGCTTCCCTTCTGACCTTAACTAAGCAATAAACAAACGGGCTGCTAACAACAGCCCAAACATTTAAGAGAGAGTTATATGAACAATAACTATGAAGGTGTAACATTTAAAGAAGATGCTGGTCGCCCTGATGCACCTAAAAAGGCTTCAACACCTGCACTATTCTTAGTTGGCTGCTTAACATATATATTCTTTGTGTTGTTACCTATGCACATTGGATTTGGTGTAGCTGTTGAAAGTATGTGGGCTGTTGTGCTACCTACAATATGTTTTGGTTGGTTATTAGTGTTTGGAGCAGGAGAAAGTAAATGAGCCATTTTGAAGATTTTATGGAACACGCTACAAAGACAACAGATGAGGAAACTATACAGAAAGCTATGGAGCTTTTAGACGAGATTTTCTTGATTATTAAAGATAACGGGTTAGCAGGTGCATTAGCATCTAATCTGTTGTTTAGCACTTGCCTAGACGCACTAGGTGATGAAGATAGTGGGGAGCAAGGTAATGAGTGAACAAAAGAAACGTGGTCGCCCTGAAAACAACGATAATGCTGTACTAACAGATATTATCAACGATAAAGAGAAGCTCAAAACCTTTAAAGAAGCTGTGGCCAACCTAGTGTACCATAAGCGTAAGATTGAAGCTGATACGCTATTATATAAAGAAGATGTTGGAGGAGTTAGTGAAAAATATGGCTTGTCAAAGGGTTTGATTAATGCTAAGGTGGCTGCAATAGTTAAAGAGAAAGAAGTTGAAGAGGCGGATAAGCTGCTTACAAAACATGAAATGATGACTGAGGTGTAACACAGACGTAAGGCGTGTTGCCCTACAAAGATTTAATTTGATAACAGGAATAAAGGCTATGAGCGAAACACAAAAACGAGGCTGGGGCAACATCGCACTTGACGCAGATGTTAGATGTTGTGAACAATAATATGATGCAGTATTTAATTGGTACAACTGAACTGAGCCATTACTTAACTGCCTTAGTTGATGAATTAAATTTAAGTGCAAAAGGAGAAAGAATTGGGAGTGCCTACAAAACCAAACCGTACAGGAAAAGCGACAGCCTCTGATACAGTATATACACCTATATCTACAGCTAAAAAAATTATAGAGTATTTTAATCCCCAAGGGATTTGTTTAGACCCTTGCAAGGGTGCTGGAGCATTTTATGATCTAATGCCAGAACCTAAAGAGTGGTGTGAAATAGCAGAGGGTAGGGATTTCTTGGAATACAATAATCATGTTGATTGGATTATTACAAATCCACCATACAGTATTTACGATGATTTTCTAACCAAATGCTTTGAAGTATCTGATAATGTAGTGCTGTTTGTACCAGTCGCCAAAGCATTTAAGTCTATGAAAGTAGAAAATCTTGTCCGTAAGTATGGAGGACTTAAAGAGTTGGTTTTTATGGGCGGTGGTGGAAAATATGGTTTTGGTTTTGGTTTTCCAGTAGGATGTTTATATTACAAAAAGGATTATGATGGCGATTGCAAAATCACATATTGGGATTAAGACGTATAACACCTGCAATAAGCAGCGATGCCCCACGCTTATATACGCTACTGAGATGTAGCACAATTTAATAATTAACGTAGTAACAGGCTGGGGCATTGTCGGCTTGATTGCGATGTTATGCGTCATAGAGTTTAATGAGAGGGTGAGAGTGTGAAATACATGGGTAGCAAGGCAAGAATAGCAAAACATATCTTGCCAATAATATTAAAAGACCGCAAGGACGGCCAATGGTATGTTGAGCCGTTTGTTGGTGGTGCGAATTTAATAGATAAAGTTGATGGGGACAGGATTGGTGCAGATAACAACGGATACTTAATCTGTCTTTTAAATGCTTTATCTGATGGCTGGACTCCGCCAAAGGAGGTTACTAAAGATTTCTTTTTTGAGGTAAAAGCTAATAAGGATAAATACCCGAAGGAGCTTGTTGCTTATCTTGGTTATCAATTAACTTTCGGTTGTGAGTGGTGGGGTAGTTTTAGGCGCGATAATACAGGGGAACGAAAGTATGATGCTGAATCATATAATAACGTAATGAAGCAGAGGTCAAAATTAAAGGGCATCAAGTTTATACATTCTGATTATCGCGATTTAGATATACCTGATAACTCTATTATTTATTGTGACCCACCATACAAAGGTGTTAGAAAGTATGTTGGAAATGAACCACTTGATAGTGAGTTTTTTTATCAGTGGTGTAGAGATAAGGTCAAGCAGGGGCATAAGGTATTCATCAGTGAATATAATATGCCTAGCGATTTTATTTGTGTATGGAAAAAAGAGATAGCATCAAATGGTAATAATTCTATAAAAGCAGGACAAGGTATTAAAGCAATTGAAAAATTATTTATGCACAACTCGCAAGTTGATAAAGACGCATAACACAGATTATCCATCACTTTTGACGTGTATCTGAATACATATCAAAAGTGACGCATAATCATGTAGAACAATTCACAGGAGAACTAAATGTGTACTTAAACTTTTGGAAAGATGAGAAGGCTTTCCTACAATACTTACGAGGTCAGTCAAGACGTATATGGTCTCGTTATCCTGTAAAATCAATATTCAAGTCTAGTAAAACACAACCAAACTTTAAAGACAGTGGCATAACAAGCCCAAGAGTCAAGAAAGTGGGGCAATGCAATCAATGTAATAACTGGTTTGCATCAAGTCATTTAGAAGTAGACCACATCGTAGCAGCAGGGAGTTTCTCTAATTGGGAAGAATACTGTCAGTGGTTTGCTAGGTTATTGTTGTTAGATAAGGGGGAAGATAATTTACAACTGTTGTGTAATGGTTGCCATACGATTAAGACTCATGCTGATAAACTGAATATCTCTTTTGAGGAAGCTACTAAAGCTAAAGATATTATTGCCTTTGGTAAACTACCTGTTGACAAACAGAAAGAGAAGCTGTTAAATTGTGGAATTGAGCCTAGCAGAACAAAGGTTGGTAGGGTTAAACAGTATGAAGATATTATTAAATTGGAGTGATGATGAATAAACAACTATTAAAGATTGTGCTGCACAACTACTTCACTTATTGTTTGTTTAGTGTTGTTGTGTGTTTGCCTGTAATGTTTTATGAAGTAGCTAAGGCAGCTATTAAAACTGTGGTTGGTTTATGGCAAGCTAATGCTTGGAGTGTTAAAGAGTTTGAGGCTGAGAAGAAACATCTTAAAGGGCAGGGTATGATATGACAGAGGCTAAGTTAGAGGGCAGACCAAAATCTAGCAAAGGAAAACACCTAAAAGAGTATAGTTTGTGGAAAGATATGCTACTTAGGTCAACAACAGGACACCAAGAAAAATTTCCGTGTTATACAGGATGTACAATATCTGAAAACTTCAAAAACTACTCTTACTTTTACGATTGGTGTCAAGAACAAACTGGCAGTAAAACAATAGATGAAAACGGAAGATATTGGCAGCTTGATAAGGATTTATTATACAAAGGGAATAAGCTGTACAGTGAAGATACTTGTATATTCCTACCACAAAGAATTAACGGTTTGTTAATAAAACAACAAGGGGCTAGGGGAGAATACCCTGTAGGTGTGTATTTAAGTACAAATATAGGTAAGTTTATAGCAAGATGCCATACAGGGAAAGGGGCAAGAAAAAATCTTGGAAGGTTCGATACACCATATGAAGCTTTCTCAGCATATAAAAGATTCAAAGAAGCTTTGATAAAAGAGATTGCAGGTGAGTATAAGGAACAGCTAGATTCACGAACTTACCACACTTTAATAAATTACAAGGTAGAAATTGATGATTAAAAACCTTCACCCATACTGGTATGAAACGTACCACTCTCTTGAGCAACAAGGGTTGTCACAGCGTAAGATAGCAAAAGAAATGGGGGTTCACCGTACAACATTACAACACTGGCTTAAAGAGCAAAAGAAAGAACCATTGCAAGATGTGTGTAAAGGTGTATCTAATCTGTCCACTGATGCTGTCACAGAGATGTTGGCTGTTGTTAAAAAGTGGGCAAAGAGTAAGGAACATGAAAACCAACGTATCCTTCTTATTAGTGATATGCACATTCCTTACCACCACAAAGACTCTTTAGCTTTTTTACAATACTTAAAGGTAAAGTATAAGCCTACAAGGGTTATTTGCTTAGGTGATCTGGAGGATAAACACGCACTATCCTACCACGACTCCGATCCTGATTTACCGTCAGCAGGGGATGAGTTAAGCAAGGCACTCCCTGTTATTGCGAAACTGCACGATATGTTCCCTGTTATGTCTATACTAGACTCTAATCATGGGAGTTTGGTTTACAGGAAAGCAAAGACACACGGCATTCCAAAAAGCTACATTAAACCTTATAACCAATTATTAGGTGTCGGTGATGGGTGGACGTGGCACAACGACTTGGTTATTAATCTACCCGATGGGAATAGTTGTTACCTACATCATGGTAAATCAGCAAGAGGGTTGATACTAACACAACAGATGGGGATGAGTTCTGTTCAGGGACATTATCATAACAGTTTTAGTGTGGAATATCACGGAACACCTATTGCACTGAATTGGGCTATGCAAGTAGGGTGCTTGATTGACCACAAGTCTTATGCCTTTAGTTATGCAAATGTGAACATTAAGAGACAGATTATAGGAACAGGATTAATCATTGACTCTCAACCACTACTTGTGCCATTATTGATGGATGGTAACGGTAATTGGATTAAACCTAACGATTATGATATTGTAATGTGTGGTGAAACATGAACATAATCTACTACCACAAATACGGGTTTACAGGTGGTGCTATGAATTGTCATATATCTGATAGTATCACTGTAGCTATTAATGACATGATTATTAAAGATGATAAAGGCAACCCAAAGCAATTTGCAAGCATAGCTGCTTTCTATAAGTTTTTATTAGAGAAGAAGGGTATTGAAATGCATGAACAACACAGACGAGGCTGAATTACAGCAACACGAGAATGATGCAGCAGAGGAATACACTAGACGGAATGAATCTAGTAAAGAATATGTTTTTGAATTAACGGAGTGGGACAATGAAAACTAAAGGCTATTATGATTGGCTGCAAGAAACAAGTAGGCGAAAGGAACGCGCTGCCGAAGTAGAAAAGCATAGAGTGGCTGAGGCTATGTTAGTAATCGGCAGCAGTTTAATCGTTGTTGGTGTATTATCTGCACATCTATTATGGAAATAACACACTGATATTTTACTAGATTTTAATTATACGAAAAGCATTTTCAAATCTGCTAGAAAATATACCTATAATGGCTGTAGAATATAAATTAAAACATTATATTCTACAGCCATTTTCTATTATAAACTATTAACTTTTATATTAAGTTTTAGTTTTAATCCACATTATATCTCCAACAATTCTGCATTATATCCTACCTGTTTTTGATTATAAATATAATCCACTTACTTGAATAAACATAATAATTTAGGCATAATAAGAATAGAATAAAAGTTTAATCTTATTCTATTCTTTTGTATTTATTTTACATAAATTATTTACTAAAAAGATAATGCCTAACCAATAAAGTTGCCAAGAATTTTTGGGACACGAGGATTTTTTCATACAGAGCCTTAAATGAGGCGCAGCCATTTTGTGTAATTTTAGTTATTTTTATTTTATTAATTCTGTTCCGCACCCCCATTCCCTGCTACTAGCCATTATTATCTGCAATTGTTGTGCCACTTTTTTGTGGTTTTTTAAAACATTGGCCTTTTAATCCTGTTCTAGCTTGCCCCTTGTTGACCTGATAAATGCTACGCAACAATCCCGACAAACAATACCCGATGTGTTGATAACATTAGCCCCATCTTGTGCCAACATTAGCTATATCTTGATATTGAATTTGTCTTTTATATCTGCTATGTAAAATGTGCTTTTTAGCTTGCTATATATAGCTATGTTTTTAGTCATAAAAATAATTGAAAATAATTTATAAAATGTGTTGACTTAGTTTTTAAATGAGTCATAATGCAATCACTTTCAACAAACGAGTGATTAACAAATGACTACTTACAACATTAAACAAGCTAAAAAAGCGGTTCACCCTTTAAAACGTGCGGTAATGCTACAATTTGGGGATGATGTTGCTCATGTTGTTTATGATATGGGGTGTGATGATGAATAAGTTTAATGGCGTGATTACCGTATCCCTAGAAAAGCGATACAATAAGGTTAGTATTAAGGCCACCAATAACAAAAATGTTATTAGGTTGCCTTATGATGAGTCTAAGTATTTGAGCGAAAATGTAAATATCGCAGCCCGTACACTTGCTACTAATTGTGGTATTATCTCACAAGATTACTTGATGTTGTCTCAAGATGATAGTACACTGTTTATTACTCCAGATACATTAACTAAGGTTACATTTTAAAAGGTAAACTACAATGAAAAAACTTACCGTAGATTCTAAAATTGAACAGGCTATCATTGATATGTTATCCAATATCTCAGAACGTGTTAATACCCAATACGATGGCTATTGGAGTGATAGAGAAGTGGATGAAATAGAGTATAAAAGCCGTGATGGGTTTATGAGCATGAATAATGGTGGTTATGATATTAGCACACTTCATTCGCTATCTTGTGTAATTGGCAGTGGCAACATATTATGTGATGCAATACGGAATGCAGCCGAGTATGAGCAATTACTTGCTATGCAATGCTTTATCGATGAGCAAGGATTATCTGATAATTGCTACTCTTTAACAGATAGCGAATGCTGGGATATAATCAGTAAAGATGAGGATATACAAGAATCATTCTATGATTATGAGAATAACTTTTGTGATGGTACATATTATACGACAACACGGGCAATGTATTATTGTGTCGATAATTATTACAACAAAACAAATACCGATTGTGTTGTAATTGATTTTGCTTATAATCTTGACGAGTACGGTAGAGACAACAAGGCGGTAAACTTGTATTGTCGTACTGTACCGTTAGGCGAATTAACCGTAGAATTGATTGCTGATATTGAGCAAGAAATTCTAGCTTTATTGTAAATGGCCTAAATTGATATGTTCATTGTGTACAATCTTGTATATGATGGGCATATCAAAGCAAACAATGCTTTATTACTCCACTCTCAGGTGAATGACTATGAAACAAATTACTATCAATGCTTATACTTTTAATGAGTTAGAAGGCAAAGCTCAAGACAAAGCCCGTAACTATTATTATGAAAACATTAACTATTTTTGGGGTGATGAACACATAGGGGGCGTTAAACGCTTTTTAGAATTGTTTAATGTTAGTTTGATTAATTGGTCGTACGATGAACACCGTGCTGATTTTGAAACGGATATTAACGATTGTAAGTTTCAAAGTATGAACAAAAACCGTGTTAACACTTTGATAAAATCTTTTGTACCATCCTACTGTGCTGATGAAACGTTAGTGCTTGCTTTTATAGAGTCATATAGCAAGAATGGCAGTGTTAAACTAGCTATTGAGTTTGCATTGCAACAATCGGGGAATGACCTTAAAAATGACATTGCCTATCATTATACCGATGAATCAATGGCAGATTATTTTGAGGCTAACGAGTATTTTTTCACTCAAGGTGGTAAAATTATTTAAAGGGGCATGATATGAA